AACGTCGTTGAACTGGAACTGGACCTGACGGACCAGACCAGCGCCGAAGTGCTTGCCAGCGAGCCCGGCGACGGTCGGGACCGAGCCGATCGTGTCGCCCGAGCCGACGCTGACCGTCGCCTGAGTGGGCTGAGAGTTTGCCATGAGAGATGAACCTCATTCCCGCGTGTGCGGGGTTGTGTGCGAGAGAGAAACAAGGGCCGGACGAGTCGAAGCCCGTCCGGCCCCTCGGGAATCAGTTGTTGGTGAGTTCGATCGAACCAGCGGCCCACGGGTGCATCTTGCCCCAGCCCGCGTAGGTGTAGCTCATCACGAGGTAGCTGAGCTTCTCGGGGATGTAGACGACCTCGTGCTTGATGTCCTCGAAGGTCACGAGGCCCGCCGCAGCGGCCCCGTCCATCGTGTTGCACATCGCCAGCACGACCGGGGTGCCCTGCCCGGTGCCGGGGGGGAAGTTGGCCTGATACTTGGACAGGCCGGTGGTGAAGTTCTCGTTGGGGAGGGGGCCCTGCCCAGAGGTCGTGTTCGGGAAGCCGAGCACGCGGAACCCGGCGAGCGTCTTGACCTCGCGGCGGTTGTTGTTGTTGTCCACCACGTATTCGGTGGAGAACAGCTGGCCGGTCGTGTCGAACAGGAGCACGTCCCGGAGGGCGGGCACCATGACGAGCGAGCGGTTCTGGGGACCGTCGGGGATGTTGTCTTCGTCGAGCTGGCGGGCGAGCTGGCGGATGTCGGCCACGAGGTTCGCGGCGCCGGTGGACGAACGGGGGTAGGCCGTCGCCAGGGCGGTCGCGTACGTGGTCGAGGAGCCAGCACGGGTGACGCGGTTGCCGCCGTTGTGGACGGTCGCCCCGGTGCGGGCGCCGGTCAGGGCGGTGTCACGGGCCGCCAGGGCCATCGTGATGAAGCCACGCCGGTCCATGAGGCGGGAGAGCGTGCTGCGGTGCTGGACAGCCCGACGCCCGAGCACCTCGAAGTGCGAGCGGTGCATCTCGTCACGCGGGATCATGTTGTGCGCGACGATGTACTTGTCCGGCGTGATCGTGCCCTCAGCCTCCTCGAAGGACTGGCCGAGCATCTCGTTACCCGGATCGAAGTCCTCGGCGGCGGGGTCCCAGGCTTCCATGAGGAACTGCCAGGACTTGCCTTCCGTCACGGTCTTGCGGAAGACGCCGGGAACTTCGCCGGAGTAGAGGAACACGCTCGACTGGGGAGCGGTGTTGAACTTGCCGATGTAGTACTTGAGAAACAGGTCGTCGGCAACGGATGACGTGCCGAACGGGACAGCGTTACCTGCCATGACTTACCTCCCGGCTGCCACAGGCAGCACGGACGGCTCGTCGTCTTCGCGTGTTGAAGGTGTCGCCGCGCGCAGGGAATCACAACCCCACGCGGTCTGGCGGCTTCGTAGCTGGACGGAGCGTTGAAAAAACCGGGCCCCGTGTTTCAGGGGCGCGGTCCTAAGGTTTGCGAGACCCGGAAGTCCTTACACGGACAAAAGCCCGTGCTCAGACCTCAGTGGGCGTCGCGGTGCGGTCGGGTTTCAGGCGTCCCGGGACTGTTTGCCCGCGGACTTTGTGCTCTGTGGTTCCGACTGCTGCTTTGGCTCGGTTGGCTTCTGCATCGCCTGGATCTGGGCTGCCAGGGCGGCGACCCGACTGGTCAGTGCCGCGATGGCCGAATCCTTCTCGGCGACTCCCTTCTTGAGTTCGTTGTTCTCGGTCGCCACGGAGCCCATGCGGGCACGGAGGCGGTCCCGTTCTTGTGCGGGCGTCAGGGGCTTCTCTGCCGTCTCGGCGACGGCCACGGCGGCCTCCAGGGCCTCGGGCTCACCAGGGGCCTCCGCCTTGGCGTAGACCTTGCCGGTCGTCATGTCGATGACCTCGCACACGACGGCCGACGGAGAGACGATAATCGGAGGGGCACCGGCCACGGGCGAAGGTGCGAAGACCTCGGTGCGGGTGAAGGTGCGGTACGTGCTGCCGGATTCCTTGAGGAATCGCTTGACCGAATCGGATGGTTCCCAGGCCATTGTGTCCTTTCGCTAGTCCGCGAGCTTGCTGAACTGCTCGGCGGGCGTGTTGCGGATGATGGCGACCGCGTTGGCGTCGCCGCGTTCGGCCCGGGCCGCGATCTCCCGGAACTCGGCCTTGGTGCGGATGCCGACCTTGGGGCCGCCACCGCCGGTCGTGAGCGTGCCGCCACTGGCACCGATGGCGTTGTTCTTGCGGGCCGCGATGATCTGCACCATCGTCGGGTAGAAGGACGGGTTCGCCTTCACCTGCGCGTTCAGGTGCTCCAGCTCATCAGCCGGGATGTTCTCGGCAGCCCACGCCCGCAGTGCGGCCAGGGCCTCGGCGCCTCCGGCGTACTCGGCGGCCTTGGCTGTCACCTTCTCGACCGTGGCGGTGAACGCGACGGTCTGGAGTTGGAGGAACTGGTCAACGACTTTGGGCGGGTAGCCCTGCTTCTTGAGGGCGGCGTACTGCTCGTCCGATGGCTTGCCGTTCTCTTGGACCTGCTTCTGGAGATCCTCGATCTTGATGCCAGCGCGGGCGACGATCGCGTTCACGTCGGCGTCGTCGGGGAGTGGCTGCTCGACGGGCTTGGTGATTGCCAGTGGGTCGGCTGCGGGGGGCTTGGCTTCCTTGCGGCGGCCGAGCAGGGATTCGAGGTGCTTGTAGCCGGCGGCGGCGGCGTTGATGTCAGGGTAGGCGGTGCCGTCTCCGAACACCGGCTTGTCAGCGGCGGGCTCTGGCAGGCCGAGGGCCTTGTGGATCTCCCGGAACCCCTGCGCGAACGCGGCCTCGTCCTTGAACTTGCCAGCGATCGGGCTCGGAGGAGGAGTGGCGGGAGGCGGGGGCGTATTGCCACCGTCGGGCTTGTCGCCCGGAGGCGTCTTCACTTCGGACATTGGTTTCCTTTCAGGCAACCCCAGCGGCGGTCGGAGATGCGGCGTTCTCGATCAGCTTCCCGGCCGTGCCGATCGCCTGCTCCGCGGCCTGCATCTGGGCCTGTGCCTTCATGGCGGCCTGCTGCTCGCGGGCAATCTGCTCGTCGGACTTGATGATGCCCGGCTCCCAGATGTTCCGGTAGCGGGCCATGACGTTCAGCACCACGGCCTTGTCGATGCGGGCCAGCGACTCGTCCCCGAGCAGGGCGGCATCCTCGATCATCGACCTGATGTTCTGGGCCTTGCGGAGATTGGTCAGGGCCGCGATGCCCGTGAGCACCTGTGGAGCCGTGGCTCCCTTCGGGAGTGCCGCGACCTTGTTCTTCTTGTTGGCGACGTGGATCAGTCGCCTGAGTGTCGGGATCTGCTGGCGGTCCGCGATTGGGGCGTAGAAGCCGCCGAGGGCACCCTCCAGTTCCTTGATCGTGACCTCGCTGATCTCGAAGGCGGTGGTCCGCTCCGAGTCGCGGGCGGCCACGATCAGCATGGCGGCTTCGAGCTTGGCCTCCCGCTTCTCTACGTCAGCCGACACGAACGCCAGATCGTTGAGCTTCTGGGTGTTCAGCCACGCGATGTCCTGCACCTGCCCGCCCTGCACGTTCGCCCTGATGGGCACGCCGCTCGGGAGGGTGAGGTCGGACTCCTTGACCAGCGAGTTCTGTCCGATAACAGGCGTCGCCTTGGAGGCCAGCCCGGCCCAGTCGATGATCCGCTTGCGGAGTTCGTTGATCGTGCTGAGTTCGCCGAGGTTCTGCTCGATGAACCCGCGGCCGTAGTGCTCCTCGGGTGCAAGCTCGAACGGCACGTCGATGTACGGCGTCACCGTCTCTTCGAGTTCGTTGTAGACGTGCCCGTTGCACTCTTGGGAGATGGCCCACCTCTGGGTCATCGGCTCCCACGAGACGCGCGTGTACAGGTCCCGCATCCGGTCGCGGGGGCTCTGGGCCTTGATGTCTTCCGGCTTGAGGCCGCAGGACTCGATCTGCGCTGGCGTGAGAGTCAGTGGGTCCAGTCGCTCGCAGGTGACGATCTGGAGCACCCGGCCCTCGGAGTCACGCAGAACGCAGTAGCGGTCCCTGCGGAAGACGGAGATCGTGAAGTCGTCGTTGAACCGCTCCAAAGAGTCGCCAAGCATCAGCGTACTCGTCAGGCTGCGACGCTTGGCCGTGCGGAATCCAGAGATCCGCGGGTCTGAGGCGTTGAACCCGGTGGACTCAAGCAGCGAGTGGAGCGTCAGGTCTTGCAGGAAGAGAAGCTGCTCGGTCGTCTGCACCTGCGCTGGAATGTTGTCCGGGGCGTTGCGGACCTCGGGGGCGAGTTCCTGCTTGAACCACGGCGTCCCGACCGGATACAGAGAGGTGAGCATCCGTCCTTCCAGAGAGGTCAGGCCGCGGGAGCCGACGCTCTGGAAGTTGCGGGGGAGCGGAGAGCCCTCGGAGTAGCCAGACGGAGGCAGGAACCAAGGCTTGCACAGGGCGGAGCAGTCACGGGCCGACTGGAGGTAGGACTCGCGGGCCGTGGCAAGCTGGGCGTACTCGCCTGCGATGATCCCGGTGCCTTCGGATTGACTCATCGTGCAATCGGAACGAAGTCAACGTAGAACTGGTCGCCGGGGTTGAACTTGCCGACGAGGTTCTTGTTGTTGATCTGGAAGGTCGCTTCGGCGTTGGGGGTGGCCTCGGCGTAGCTGTTGTCTTCCTTGTTGTCGCTGTACCGAGCCGAGAACTTCACACTCTCGCCTCCGTACTCCTGTCGAGTCACACTGGTAACGGTCATCTTGGCTCGCATCGGAACGCTCATGTGCTTCCTTTCATCGTACCTGAACGCCCGTGCCGACCGGCTGGGCGGGCTCGATCCGGAGGGAGTCGATGCTTTGGCGGTCGGCCTCAATCTGCTTCCGCTTCCTGAGTTCGGCCAGGAGTTCTTCCTGCGTCTTGGGAGTATCCACTCCCGCCGGTGCGTCGGGCACGGATACGGAGGGCGGACTCGGAGTGTCGAAGATGAATCCCATGTGTCATTTGTCCACTTTTGTGGACGTTTTACTGCGGCCCGATCTTGGCGGCCACCTCGGCCTCACGCCGACGCTCGGCGTCCTTGATGGCCGCTCTGAGGTCGAAGGAGATCGAATGCTTGCCCAACAGGAACATCAGCTTGGCACGTCCGGTCTCAGACGAGAGCAGGTTGGTCGTGAGTTCCGGGGTCAGGTGCTCGGCACCGATCACCGTCTCGATGGCATCGGCGAAGCGGGCCATCTCCTCTTCGGAGAGGAAGTCGGCGTAGGTGTTACGAGCGGGCTTGTCGGTCA